TATACTATTTATTCTTATTCTTGTGCTTCCAAGCAGTAGCATATGCGATGGACTTCTCATCTTTTGTGAGTTTACCATCTTTAGCGTATGATCGTTTGATGTGTTTGATCATACGCTCATACTTTTTTCCCTTCGGTGCCTCTTCTTTTACGGTGATGTCCTTTTTCTTCTTAGGATTTTTAGGATCCTTACCATCATCAATTGTAGGCATGATCTCTACGACCTTGCCTTTAGTTTTAGGCTTGTCGTCGCAACCACAAGCCTCGCTTACTTTTTTGCGGACTTATTCTTCGCAGCGATGATCTTGCTAACTGTCTTGCGACGATTGTGAAGATACTTATCAGACTTATCTACATCGCCATCGTTGTCGATGTCCTTATCTTTTCTGTCTGCGTGATCACCCTTAAGTGCTTTATGGTTTACAGGATCAAGTTTTTTCTCTCCTAAAACTTCAGCATTCTTCGCATGATTATCAAAATGCTCATGCGTTTCAGAAAGTACAATCTCAAGTTCTTCTACTGGTACGTTACGTAGAAGACTTCCTTCTCTTACAATATCATAATGAGTTACTGTTCCATCCTCAAGCATAGTGTGCTCGCCAGGAATAACTGTGTACTCTAGTCCTTCTTTCTTGACCTTCTTAGCACAATCGTGCTTCTTAACCATCTTGCCTGTCTTAGGATCTTTTTCAAAATATTCTTTTACTGTGTGATATCCAGTTCCACCACAGTGTCCACACTCTTTACCTTCTTTAATACCACTACCACCACAATTGGAGCACTTATTCTTTTCTTCCTTTACGCAATTAGGAACTTCTTTGCCGTCCTTAGTCTTAGTTCCCTTTGCTTTATATCCTTTCCAGCAAGTAGAAGCACCGACATTTTTACGTGCCTGCTTCATGCCTTCTTCAATAACTTCTCTTTCAAAAACATAAGTAACACCATCTAGTTCGAAGGATACCTCCTCCTTAGCAGTTCTTGCAGCCTTTTTAAACGCATCCTTTGCTGGATAGTCCTCGGATCCTGGTTTTGCAGGTGCCTCACCACGCTTTCTTTTGGCGTGGATGTTGGCATAGAGTCCTTTCTTTGCCTCTTCGACATTTTCCGCTTCCTCCCTCGCTACTAGTTTTGTAGTATCTCGGATCTCAGCACCATGGGACTGCTTAACACCACCTACAGGATCTGGTCTTCCTGCATTTGCTTTAGGATCTTTCTTGGTTCCATCATCTAGATCTTCTTTCTTCTCAAGTGAAGGAATTCCTTCTTCTTCAATGCTAGATCCTTGGAATGTATCACCATCCATCCATCTCTTATACGACTCAATTAGAGCATTAGAGAGTGCGTCATTATGACGCACGGATGTTGAAGGTGTTGGCTTGTCCATGAGTAAAAAATAGTGTTCTCCTGGGTTTATTTATAACTTCGTTCACTTCCCTAATATCACGAACCCATGCACGGAACATGTCTTTCTTCTCAGTCACACAAATAACATAGTTTGGTCCAGTGCGAATAATCTTTCCTTTCTCTCCCGTCTTCACATGCATTACAGTCTGACCTTCAGTAAAAGTCTCTCGTTTTCTATACTGCTGTCGGGTTGCTTGTTCTTTTAAATCTCTAAAATTTTTCATTCGGGTTTATTGGTTCCCTATGGAAGTATTTATTATCATAAAAGTTTTTTCTGCAATTCTTTTATCAACCCTTCAGTATGTGTTTTACTGAGTCCCGTAGGCATTCCTGCACTAAAAGCTTTATAGTCATTCGCCATTGCTGCTCTTCTCATCTTAGTTCCAGAGATAGCAAAAGTATCTCCATCAGCATCTCTTTCACCAGAACTAATTATATCATATTCATAGAATGAATAGTCCTTTCCATTTCCTTTTCTTGTCCATTGAAATGCAGGAACTCGATCACTACCAACTACAAAGTAACATTTATCATAACCTTCTTTTTGAAGCGTTTGTATCGTAGCAACAACTGGATTGTTTTTACCAGCATCCGTAGTTCTTGACGGTTCTTTTACATGTCCACGAGTAAATGGACATCCAAGTTGTATGTATTTCATCTTGGTTTTGATATCAAGAGGATCCTCAAATCCACCCTGAGTTAATGAAGGAAAGATGAACCAATCATTAGAACCAGCAGCTGCTTTAAGAGCCTTGAAGTGTGCTTCATGACCCTTAGTTGCTGGTTGGTATCTACCAAATGTAAAGTAAACCGATTTGTAATCTACTATCTCCATTCTTTTTCCACATTGAAGTTATTATACGAGAACTCCATTCTATTAACCAGTTTAATCATATCACCATCCATATGAAGAACATATCCCTCGTGGTTTGTTGATTCATATCCGTTTTTAGTTTTCACAAACTGTCTAAATGCAGACAGTTTTTCAATTCGATCTAACTCGTCGATGACGATTTGTTTGTTCTCTTGTATCTTCTTATATAGTGTGAGCATTGCACTAAATTGCTTCTCATTATCTTCAAGATATTTTAGACCTTCATACATAAGATTTCTCTTCGCTGCCTTTGCTTTATCTGACTTCAACTTATCAACAACTGCAGTCATCTTCATATGATAGAACTTACCCAAAGCTTTGAATGTTAGTTGTGGATTTACAATACTTCTTTGCTTCTTTACCTCATCATTAAAAAATTGTTTTAAGTATGAAGCAACATGAAATTTTTGATCCCCTGTAGTAGAAATATTGCTAACCAACTCATTTAAAAATGGTCCACATATACTACACATTCTTTCAATAACTTGAGTATTTCTTTTAAAATTATTCCATATGCTCATAGGAATAGCACTATCAAGATATTGAGTATCATTATCAATAATCCAAACAAATGGACTATTGTTGAATCTTTGGTTGTGTTTTGGATGTGCTACTGCAGATTCAATAGTATCTCCCGTATAGTGCGTGTGAAAAACTACACCTACCTCAGTATTCAAACACTTTTTAGCAAGTTCATGCTCAAAGGGTATAGCATATGTAAGTGTGTTACTTCTAAACGTAACATATTTTTTCCCATCAATAGTCTCTACCTTTCTATTGTATTTCGTATACATCAAATCTCCCTGAATCATACCTTTGATTCCAAGAGCAGAAAATTCTCTAAGACAAATTTTTAAGTTATCTCCAAGTCCACCAGTGCCATAAAGTGCTTCAACATCATCCGAATTGAACGCTAATTTGGGGGTGCCTGTATTGAATGCTGACTTGTTTGCTACAAAGAAATATCCAGTATCTGGATCCTCGCCACAAACGACAGAAGGAGCACCGTCCCACTTAGTTTGGAGAAACCCAGTTCCTTTCTTCTCACCCATCATCTTTAAAAGTTCTTCCATGAAACGAACTGCAGCATGACATCCTTCAACGCCATAGTTCAGCATCTCATCTTCTAAATGTTCTAAGTGTTTTAGTTGAGTTACGTTAGCCATTTAGATCCACTCCCATTTAGAACGACCACCAACAGAGTATATAAACACTCTAGTACCAGGAACCCCCAAATCATTTCTATTATTATCTGCTCTAGCCATGAATACTGGTCTAGCATCTCCAGATAACAATTTATTTTGAGACGTTGTACTATCGTCAACTTGTTTACCACCACCAGTATTCAATGTGTAAACACTACCAGATTTTCTCAATCCATTAGGAGATCCCTGAATAATAAATTGAACTGAGTCTGATCCATATCTACCTCGCTGATATTGTGGACCATAGATTGCTTCTATTTTTAAAGATCTATCTTCAATTTCACGTCCAACGTTTACGCCACCACCTGCAGCAGAAATACCATCTGGATATTTTATTTTAAGAGCTTCTGCAAATTCTTTCACTTCTTTGTGATCTGCGTATGAAGAGATTCCTCCCCACTGCTGGAAGTCTTGCACTCTGGTGCCGTCCTTGAGTGATGCATACCCAGTATACTCCAAACATCCGTCTTTGCAAGTCACAAATACGACATCAGCTTTTGGATCTCTGCTTGCTCCTGGTGCTCCCATAGCACCAATCACATTATGAATGACTGTACCATCAATTTTGAGATCAAGACATACATCTGTTCTATTTCCTGATGACTTCATCAACCTTTCTCTTTCATCAGAAATAAGTTTATTGAAGTCATTCAACCAATAAAGTTCAATCTGTTTACCAGGAGGTAATAAATTAAAATTACACAGATCGGCGTAATGTCCTAAGTGACCCCACTTCAATTGTCCAATATCTAAACTCGTACTGCCCCCACCAAAGTCTCTGCTTTTAAATAAACTACCAAATGATATCTCGTGTTTACAATCATACCCAAGAAGTTTTATGTTTCTAGTATTTAAATTTTTTAATGGAAGTCTATGCATTACTGCAGCAGCGTAATGACTACCATTACTGTAATTTGCACATAGAAAATCTCTTTCCCTTACAACTTCTCTCCTGTTCTCAGTTACTTTATCTGTGTATCTGATACCACAAACAGCGATGCCTTCTGTAAATTTATGCTCCCCATCCCAGTCAAGAGTTCTTTTAGACAACTCAAATCGTTCGCCCTTTACGGACTTGTACCACATGACTCTTAGGTTGTTACGAAGTCTCTTTTCAAATTGAGACCAATTTAGATCTGCCATAGAAAAAAACCCCCACACTATTTAGTGCAGGGGTACGCAAACATTCCCATAATATTTAGATATCTCCCTCTTTGCGGTTTTCCGAACGGAAGATATCGAAAGTTCCTTCGGGATATCGTGCAGCAAGTTTAATCATATTTGTAACCACAACAGTTTGAAAATCAACTTCTAGTGCAAGACATGCTTGTGCAATATACCAAAACACATCACCAAGTTCTTTGATTAGATGAGTTTTAACATCGGGAGAAAGTTCTTTACCTTGAAAAGCAACCTTTTTAACAATCTCAGTAAACTCACCACCCTCAGCAGTAATACCTACAGCGGCAGTCAGAAGACGTTCAATAGGAACACCTTTTTCTTGAAGATCTTTAACGCGATTAACAAACTCATCAGTATCCTTAGAAGGAAAACTTGTAGTAGTATTCACAAATTCCAGATACTTGTCGTAATCAATGGTATTGTCGAGTGTAGGATTCATAAATCAAAAAAATAAATTACCATGCCCAGGTTACAAAACTGGTCCTGGTCCCAGATAGGACGGGTTTGACCTCATGCTTATACATGAAGGTCGATGGGAATATTATAACATCTCCTGGAGACATTTGCATATCCTTTCCACAAAGATACAATTCTCCACCTCTATAATTTTCAGTGCTCACCTCACCAATGATGCTGAGAATAGGAACACCTCTTTGATCAGGGGGAGCTCTATAAAAAGCAGAGTGTATAAGATCAGAATGAAGTCTCATTGAGGTTCCAGTCTTATACATGTTCATACGAACACCACTGATTCTAGTAATCAAAGATTGATTAGGATCATGAAGTTCTCTTTGATATTCACCGATAATTTTTTCATAGACTGGAGCAAAATGTTTTGCTACATCCTCATCAATTACACGGTTTACTACAGGATCATTTGGTTCAACTTTTTGAAGTGAATCATGTTCCTGTGCTGAATACCAAGTATGTTCTTCCCACTCCCCTACCATGTTTATTTCTAAATCTAGAAATCCATCAGGTAGTTTGTACTTTCTTACATAATCTAGTAGTTCCATTCAGCAAATTTAGATAGACGTTGTTGATTCTGTTTAACATGATCAAACGCTTCAGCAACATCTTCTTCCACTGATTCTGTAATGATATCACTTGGATTATCAGCAATATCAAACAACTTCATCTTTGATCGATCAATACCAATAAGGAATTTTCTGTTTGCTGTAAGATCATTGTATCGATTCTTTAGTTGCTTGACTAGTAACCTACCCTCTTTCTCCAACTCTTCAGTCGAGATGAGCGCAAACATAAGGTCTGCAGTAGCAGGAAGACCAAAACTTTCAGAAGTATCTGTTAGTTCAACCTCACTGTTACCAAAACCAGACCTTGTAGTTTGCGTTGCAGAGACAATGGGTACGTCAAACTCAACGGCAAGACCCCTGAGTTCTTCAGCAATTGCCTTAACATAAGTATATGAGTTTACGATGTGACCTTTGTATCGGGCACTCGCACAAATGTTAAGATAATCAATGAAGATTATATCAGGTTTGAATGCTTTTTTCAACCTAAGTTCATTAAGAAGTGATCTGAAATGTCCACTGTGTGCAGAAGCAGTTGGATATTCTTTGATGATAAGTTTACCCTTTGTCTTTTTCTGCAAGTCTCCGATCTTAGATTTGAATACAATCTGAGGAAGATCAGTAATATCTTTGATATTAATGTTTAAACAGTTCGCATCAATTCGTTCAGCAATTTTCTCCTCTGCCATCTCACATGTGATGTAGAGTACATTCTGCCCCTGCAAGAGTGAGGCACTAGCAAAGTGGCACATGAATAGAGATTTGCCGACGCCCGTTCCAGCAAGAGCGACATTGAGAGTCTTGTTAGGTAGACCACCTTTCGTAATGTAATTAAATTTTTCAAGATCAAATGGGACTCTTTCTTCATCTCTATGGTAAAACTCGTAACGGTCTTCTGCAGACTCTAGGTAGTCGTGTCCGATATGTTCGTCGAACGATACTGATAAGGCTTCTTGTAAGATACCTGGGATCGCATCCTTTGATAATTTCGGATCGCCTCCATCTGCGATCTTGACCGACTGTAATAAGGCGTTGTAGATTGCTCTATCCTGACACCACTTTTCCGTGGAGTCAACAAGCCAGTCCTGATCAACCCACTCTGTACCAAACGAAGTAATCTTTGTAATAGATTCCTTGTAAATTTCTTCAGATAAATCATTTCTCTGTGCTAGATTAATTCTAAGAACTTCTTCCGTAGGGATCTTATCATACTTTGTGGAGAAATCACTAATCTCCTCGTACAAAATTCTATCTACTGGATCTTGAAAGTAATCAACATCAAGGTGTGGAGTTACTTTTCTGTAGTAATCTTCGTTGCATAGAAGGTTGCGAAGGATTGTGTCTTCAATCCTCTCAGCTACCATAACTAAACTCCTTCTTTGCTGCTTCGTCAAGTTTTTCCATCACTTCGGGCGTGAAGTATTTTTCGGGATCAGCCAATACAGCAGAAGGATAAACGGAAGATTCC